TGAGAATTCTGGACATAAGAATTATGTAAAGAATTTGATGAGAGCTCAAATGGTTAACAGAGGATCAACAATGAATGGAACAAAGTTCAAAACAGTCGCAACGCGTATGTCTGGGGATCAAAACACAGGGTTGGGGAATTCAGTGCTTAATTATGCAATGATTTCTTGTGTTCTAAAGTGGTGTGGCGTTAGAGCTAATATGTATATTGATGGGGATGACTCAGTAGTAGTCATGGACCAGTGTGACCGGAACAAGGTGGATGCCAAATTATTTGGTCACTTTGGGATGGTCACAAAAAGTGAGTTTGTTGACCAATTTGAACATATAGACTTTTGCCAGACCAGGCCGGTGTGGAATGGTCTTGAATATATCTTATGCCGCAATCCTGATCGTATCCTGTCTAGGATTAACTGGTTAGTGCGCAAGCAACCCAGTAGTCTAGACAGTGTATATTTGAAGTCTGTCTTTTTGTGTGAGTCAGCACTTAATGAAGGATTGCCTGTGATGGGTCCACTCTTTAGTCGTTTAGCTTCTAGTATCCAAACTCGAAAGAACAAACTTATGGATGTAGAGACCGATTATCAAGTCAAATTGTTGAACAAGGTAAAGGGAAGAGTATATGAGAGAGAGTGTACATATGAGAGTAGAGTATCCTTCGAAGAAGCGTGGGGTATTTGTCCAGAACGTCAAATAGAGCTGGAAAGTATGTACACACTCTCACCGGCTGACCCTGTGCCTTTGTTCTACGACTTGTTCCCTCGAACTATGGAGATGTGATCTCTTATTACGTGGTAGTAAATTAGTGAGTTATGACAAGAACAAAAACCGCAAAAGCCAAACAATTAGTGCGTTCTGCAAGAGCAGGAGAACAAAAGGGGCCAATATCTGACTTCCTCACACCTTTAGTGGGGGGGGTCCTCAATACCGTTGAAAGTGCCGTAACTGGTGCGATCCTTGGTAAAGGGGGCAGGGGTCGAAGAATGAGGAGTAAAGCTACCAGATCTCGCAGGAATCTGGATGCTCCCATTGCTCGATCAGCTCAGAATCGGTCTATTCAAGCTAACTCATCGAGAGTTGGGGGTGAGGAACAAATCGCTCAAGTTGATATTCCAGCAGGTACGCCTGCTGGGACTATCTTCTTTCAAGTGTTAGTTGCCGCACCTGAACTCGGAACGCGTATTCAGCAACTGTCCAACCTATGGTCCCGTACTAGATTTGAGGGGGCCACGTTAGAAATATTGGCTGCAAATGCATCCACTACTGGTGGAAGCTATGTGGTTGGGTATGATCAAAACCCGACAACGACCTATATAAGTGGTTCTGACATTCCGTCCAGGATAAAGGCTTTGCCTGAGGCCCGGACTGTGAATGCTTGGGAACATACCACTTCGCAAGGTAGGTTGTCGAGACAGCTCAACTACAATAGTTTCGACAGTGCTAACGTAGACGATGCCGAGATCCGTCAGTATGCGGACGGGCAGTTCGTGGTTGCGACAGCTACTAATTACGCGACGGCAGCTACCTATACTATTAATGTTAGGTGGCATGTTAGCTTTGAGTCACCCAATGTTGCTCCTACTGCTGGACAAGCATTTACCGTCACTATGTCGGGTAAGGCCATAGATGTTATTTCATCTACATCTTTTACCGCTGATTCGTCAGTGGTTTGGTCTCCCTCGATACCTCCTGATGCGACTTACACTCTTATTGAGGGTACGTTAATCATGGTTTCATTGAATTCACCTGGGTCTGCTTCAGTTGGCTCTATTACAGTGCTTGGTGCGTTAACTACGTTCCACACACCAACTAGAGGTTTTACTGTTGTAGGTACAGATGAAATTCTTGGACAGGTCCCTACTGTCTTCTTTCTACCTAACCCCACAAGGGGTTTGAGAACTGAAGGGTTAGCCCTTATTTCTGGGTTGATAGGAGAACGTAAGGTAGTCAAAGGAACACATGGACTTTGGGAGAGACTTGTTAAGGACCGTAGTGAAAAACAACGCACTAAGGCCCTTATTCAACAAGAAATTGACGAGCGTCTGCGGGAGTCTCTTGCCGATTTATCGATGGCAGATCTCGAACTGAGGAAATCACAGATGAATTCAGTTCTCGATCTAACATCAACGATAGATAGGGAAGCGTTACTTCAGGCGGCACGTGCTGTCTAGTTTGCCTTCGGGCAGGCAACCATTGAGTGTGTGGGACTGTATAGTCCAGGATTTATCCATAGCCACTCAACCTCCATC